CGCAAAGGCCAAGAGGCAATCGACTATTCATGGCAACTGGGCGAACAGGCGGCCGAACAGTGTACGACGCTCTTCAAGGCGCCTAACGACCTCGAACTCGAGAAGGTCTATTGTCCGTACTTTCTGTACAGCAAGAAACGGTACGCGGCGAAGATGTGGGAAGGCAAGACGGGTTCTAACGGAACGGTGAATGTCCAGTTCAAAAAGATTGACGTCAAGGGTCTCCAGGTGGTCCGCCGCGACTCGTGTCCGTACGTGCGTGAGACGCTCAAAGAGCTCTTGGGCCAAATGCTCGAAAGCTCCGACCCGAGACCCGTGATTCACAGAGCGCGCCAAGCGGCCGAAGACCTCGTCACCGGTCGCGTGCCCGTTGAGAAGCTCTTGATGAGCAAGCAACTCGGCACGGGCTACAAATCGGATGCGTTGCCCCATGTTGCCGTGCGAGACAAGATGCGTGCGCGCGCCCCCGGGTCCGAACCTCAGCAAGGCGACAGGGTCCCTTTTCTCGTGATTCAGGGACCGGGAAAGCTCTTCGAAAAGGTCGAAGACCCTGTATGGGTCCGGGACAACAACGTCCCGCTCGACTATCAGTACTATTTCACAAACCAGTTCAAAAAGCCGGTTCTGGATCTCCTGGAGCCTCTCGTCGGATCAGGGTCCGAACAGGTCATCTTCGGCGCGGCGACGGCAGGGTCCAAAAAGGGGACGTACGACCCGAAGATGCGCACGCTCGATGCATATTTTAAGAAACAGGACGCGTCTTGAGCAATGGACAAACAGATCATGGAAGTCATAGAAAACGAGGTGAACCGTCGAGTCTCGGAACGACTCAGTAACGTCGTCCAACATATTTCCAAGACGTACAGACTTTCGTACGAGCGCATCATGAAGGAAGTGGCGGGTCTCGAAGGCACGCGGACGGATCAGTGTCTAGGTCTGGTCGGCAAAGGCACGAGGTGTACACGTCACGCACGTATAGACGGGTACTGCAAAACGCACCAGGACCAAAAACCTCTGGTACTCATGCGTGCCGAGTCGCCTGAGCCTCAGACTGTGACGCGCCACCACACGCACAGTCTCCCGCCCCTCTTTCTGGCTGGTTGTCCTGCATGTGAAAACTTTTCAAGTCGTCCTCGCTTAAACATTTAGAAGGCCCTGCAAGTAATGTCTACTCGTTCGGACGTACTCCTCGAGTCCCTGACGAAGTTTTACGCCGAGTCGGAAAACTCGAGAAAACTTCACGATATCTTGACGACCAAGACCCATGGTGTTTCACTCCGGAACCTCGAGTGGTTTGTGACGAATTACGCCAAGAATAAACACGTGACATACACGGGACCGACCGGAAGGCCCTTCACGGTCCACGTCGCGTACAAGTCTAGTCTGGACGGGTACTCGAAAAAACTTTTTGATCCTTTTTGTCGGACCGAGCGCATACAGTTTCAGGGACTCACGACGACCGTTGCCCAACTCAACTTTATTAAGTTTGCCATCGTGAATGGGATTATAGATTACATGCTCAAAGATAAGATACGGCCGCAAAGCCCCCCTTGAACTCGAGGATCGAGAACCCGTAGTAAAACAGGTACAGAGAGTAATTCGCGATGGAGGTTCTGTAGGCTGGCAAGAAGGTGATGGTCAAGTTGGACGTCTGGGAATTTAATTTTGAAAAATTCAAGTACCCGCCCTGATTGTATTCAGTAATATTCAATCCGAACGAGTACATGTAAATGTTCTTTTGGGGCACGGACAGACCGTGCTGCATGGGCTGCAAGAATGAGGTATACGGACCGTTCGCAAAAGTGTCAAGGATGTCCACGTTGTTCACGGTCACCTTGACCGTCTGTATGGCATCGATGTACTGGGCCGAGCCCGAAGGGAACGAGAGAGGCACGGCCGTGCTGATGTACTGGGTCGCGTACCCGTAGAGGTACCTCACGTCGTAGTAATTGGGCACGGGAGATTCATAGGCTTTATTACGAATGAACCATGCGAGGATCTGGACAGGAAAGTTCGCCGTCAGGTTCATGACGACCGTTCCTTGTTGATACTGTGTCGTCGACTCCTTCTTGACGATGGGTACTATGTATCTCAAGGGTGTGTTTCTGTAGTAAATGCGCTCCGGGGGCGTCAAGAGAACGGACTCGACGACGAGTAAAGGATTAATAATGTCCATGGGTCCCGTGTAATTTGTGAACCAGTACTGGGGCCTAAAAGTAAAACGAATGTATATACGCTGGCCGGCCCACAAGGCACACACGGGGAAGAAGGGTCTTCGGAGCCGTTCGCGTCCTTTATTTGCGTGACTGTGGCGCCGACAGAAGAAGAACTCGAGCGGAATCAAAAGGTTCAGGGGCGCACTCGGACTCAGGTTCTGATTGCCCTGTCCTCCGTTCACCTGGTTGAACATACCTATTTGCTCGTCGTAATCCAGGAACGTCTGATCTTTGATGGTCAGCCAATCATCATATATGGTCTCGACGACCGTCTCGTTGATGATGAAATCTACTTGTTGAATAAGGGCCCGGCCAATCTGATTCGTATAATTGTTTCCCGAGGGCAAGGCTGGTAAGGCCACTTGGAGGTGCATGTTCGAAAAGAGGTCGCCCTGTTCCGTGGGTCGGAGTTCCACAGTTGCTATACCCGAAACGAATGGTTGAATAAAAGTATTTGAAAAATTTTTGACAACGGGAAAGTACTGTTGGTACAAGACGGCATTCGTGTACTGGGGAAACTCGGCCGACCACTGACTTTCGTGAAAACTCGAGACGTTCGCTATGTACTCCTCTTGAGGGCCCACGGCATCGAGAGAGAGCACACCGCCCGCGTTGAACCCAAGGTTTCTCTTTTCCGTAAGGTTTTTATCCAGGGGAAACGGTGGGTCGGGCGTGACGTCTCCGAGCGGGCGCACATCCACGGGGAACCTCTTGAAGTTCGAATCCTCTATGGGGGCCCGTACGAAAGGAGGCGGGGCCGATACGGGCTGGGGCACGAAAGCGGTACTCAGGGTCGGATCCACGAGCGCGCCTTGCTTGTACACGGGGAAGCCGAGGGGCCATGCATCCGTCGATGGAAGGGCCACGGGCAACACGTTCCCGTCTTGGAGCGCGCCAAGCATATTGACGTCGTTCAAGAAGCCGTCGAGCAGAGGGCTCCGTGAGACTGACATGCGTTGGCCTATGGCGTTCGCCAGTTCGGGCAGTTGTGACAGGGCCGACTTGAGCCGAGACGGGTCCGCAAGGATATCCCCCGTGGCCAATTGAGTTTTTTGTGAAAAAAAATTCAAAAGATTCGGGGTCGCCACGAGTAAAGCACGGAACTTGGCCGGGTCGGCCATGGGCTTCTGGGCCAGACCTATGACTTCCCCACGGAGGACCTCTTCGAACCTACTGCCCAATTTTGTAATGACTGCTTGAAATTTGGAAAATGCGTTCGGATCCGAGGGTGTCTGCACGGGAATAGGGAGTGGAAAGGCGGTCACGATTCCTTTGTAATTGATGGCCCCGAGACTTCCCGTCTGGAACGAGACGGAAGCGACGTTCAGGACCATTTGGGCCGGGATGCCCGGGAGACCCTTGATGAGCCAGCCGAGCGTGAGGTCTCTTGGCAGGGACACGTTCGAATAAAATACAACTGCGCCCGTCTGGGTAAAGTAAACGCCCGAGAGGGTCGGGGGCGGGGGCGGAACGATGATCGGCGCTGGACTGACCGTCGCCATCCTGGCCGTCTGGACGCCCTGTATCGTCTGCGCCACGTTCACTTGAAAATCTATCGTCCCGTTGAAAGCCCCCTGGCCTGGATATGATCCTTGGTAAGGTGTCACTCGAGTCACGCGCGTCTGGCCCACGAGACCGGGGACGTCGTTTATGACCCAGCCGGGCTGAATGCCGTATGGCATGGCCGATTGGACGAAGAATGTGAGTGTATTTGAGGCTGTTTTGGACACGGCATAAAACCCATTTATGTTTTGAGTGACTATGGATGCGACCCCGCCCTGGGGCGTTTGTGCAACGGTCGACGTCATCTGGTACTGAACAATCTTAAAAATTTTGTTCCTTTGTAACAGGACGATGGAGGACGACGTGTTCGCCGCTCTCATCATACTTGGCCTGCTGTGCACCTTGGAGATGTACAAGATGTCAGAACGATTCGAGCGAAAATGGCAGGCTCCCTCGTTCAATTCACAGGTGGCTGATATCCAGGCCCTGAACGTTCGGGAAAGTACCATTCAGGTCCCGACTCAGGCGGCGGCACCGACGGGACCGACGTTCACAGGGACCCGTGGAGCTACACAGTCCGCCTTGGCGCTCCTCGACTACACACCCCCACCCGCCACCACACCCGTCGTGGACGAGTCGCCTCCGGACGCCCCACCCGTGGCCCAAGTCCCTGCACCGCCCCCGTCCCTGGCGGCGGCCCTCACGGCGAGCCCGAAAAAGGGATTCGTGGCGGGTGTCGGGGACCCGACGTGTACGGCCAAGATCTCGGCCCTGAACTGCGGGTGGTTCTACACGTGGGGACCCACGGCGCCCTCTCCGGCCCCGAACCTTCCTTTCTTTCCCATGTTTTGGAACGTGGCCAAGACCAAGAATCCCCAGGGCGTCCTCGCGTCCCTGACCTTGGACGGACCTCCGGGACCGAACGACATCTTGCTCGGATACAACGAGCCGGACGGAACGAATGAACAGGCCCAAGGAAACATGCAAGTCTCGGACGCCGTCGCCTTTTGGAAAAACCTGGCCGCGACCGGTCGAACGCTCGTCGCCCCCGTGATGTACGGAAGTATGATAAAGGGACCGTCCAAAAACAATTCGGAACAACCGTCGGGTGTGTCCGGCCCCGTGACCATAAACTTGGCCAATAAGGGCCAGCCTGCAAACACAGTCACGCTCGACCCGACCATTTGGATCGATAATTTTTTCATTCAATTGAGTCAGACCTCGAGCCCCGTCTTCCCGTCCATCATGGCTATTCACTGGTACGGACCGCCCAAAGCGGAGAGTTTTCTGAATTACGTAGATTCTGTATGGTCCAAGTATCACATGCCCATATGGGTCACAGAGTACTCGTGTGCCGACTGGTCCGCCACGTGTTGTCCGACCGTTCACGTTCCGGGGTTCGACTGGTCGTATCCCACACCCGCAAACATAAATACGAATGGCACGGCCCAATTCATGACGCAGACGGTCGCGGGCCTGAACCAAAGGTCCTACGTTCAAAGGTACTCGTGGAAAGAGCGATTTTTGCTCGCGGGACCTGGCTCCACGGCGGCCAGTCCCTCTTTGGCCCTCGTGGGCCAGCCCGACTCTGTGATGAGCCCGGGCAATCCTGACGTCATGAATCAATCGGCCCTGTTCGCCTCGTATCAACACTTTCCCATGGCCCTCCCGCCCTTGACGCCTCTCGGGAACTTGTATGCTAGCCTCTAGTTAAGAATAAAAAGTGCTCACTTAACAAATGACAGAGGAGCCCATCCTGACCGTGACCACAGATCGGTTCACCGTGTTTCCCATAAAGTACCCCGATCTGTGGGCTCTGTATAAAAAGGCCGTCGGGTCGTTCTGGACGACCGAAGAGATAGACCTGGCGAGCGACGCCAAGGATTGGGCGCGCCTGACGGACCCCGAAAAACACTTTATAAAAATGGTCTTGGCGTTCTTCGCCGCGAGTGACGGAATAGTCATGGAAAATATCAATCTGAACTTTGGGGCCGAGGTTCAGATTTCCGAGGCGCGGTCCTTTTACGCGTACCAGGGATTCAACGAGGCGATCCACGGCGAAACGTACAGTCTCATGATTGATAAGTTGGTCGAGGACCGAGCCGAAAAGGACGGACTGTTCCGAGCGGTCGAAACGTCCGAGGCTGTCAAGTCCAAGGCGGCCTGGGCCCTGCGCTGGATGGGGACCAGTGACGGAGTCACTGAGACCGGACCACCATTCGCCCAGCGTCTGGTCGCATTCATGTGCGTCGAGGGTATATTTTTCAGCGGGTCGTTCTGTGCCATCTTTTGGCTCAAGAAGCGTGGGATCCTTCCAGGCCTGTGCTTCAGTAACGAGCTCATCAGTCGCGACGAGGGTCTCCACCTCGAGTTTGCCCTGGCCCTGTATGCCCACCTGGCGAACAAGGTCTCTGAGAGCGTCGTGAAGGACATCGTCCGGAGCGCGGTCGAGACCGAAGAAAACTTCATTACGGAGGCGCTTCCATGCAAACTCATAGGCATGGATGCCGAACAAATGAAGCAATATATTCAGTACGTAGGAGACAGGCTCCTGAAACAACTGGGTCTGAGTCCCGTGTGGAACGTGCAGAACCCTTTCGCCTGGATGGAGACTATAAGTCTCGAAGGCAAGAC